GCGGCAAACCCGCTTTAGCTTTAGTTGCTGGAGCCTTTTTAGTCACGGTGTTCTTCGCCGCTTTCTTCTTTGCTGGAGCTTTCTTTGTCGCCACGGTGGTATCCTCCCAAGCTTCATTAATATCGGGAGTAGAGGGGTTATCCCCTCTAAACGTCCCGCCTTTGGTTCTCGCTCGCTTTCGCGTCGCAGCCATTAATAAGTCACTCCGCGATCAACCGCAGCCATTATGTAATCAACACTCATACTCTTAGTACCAGTACCATCCCCGGACACTTCGACAGCAGCCGGTGTCATCAACGCAGTAGGAATATTAGTAGTATGCGTACCAACTAACTGCCGGTCATAATAAAACTGAACCGTATCAGTAGTTGTACCTTTAGTGGCAATAAACCCTACAGTGACATAAGTGTCATCAGTCAGGTTATAAGTAGTAGCAAGTTCTGTCTCTGTCTCAGTGCCACCCGATTCAGAAATCAAGCGGGTAAGAGAAGAGCCATCATCAAGCTGAAAACCTATACGGTTAGCAGCGGCAAACGCATTTTCGGGAGCAGTTGCAAAGTTTTCACAAAGCCCTACCCAAACATCCATTTGTCCCACACTACTACCAGAGGTACTAGCAATAGAAAAACGGGCTTCAAAAAAGAGTTTTTCTCCAGCAGTCGAAGGCAACTGAAATATCTCATTACCTTGAATCGACGCACCATCGTTATCAGTAGTAGCAGCGGAAGTAAGTGCCACAACCCCTGTGGCCGTATCTGCCGAAATAGCAACCGTAGCGCCGCTATCTTTCACCACCGTCCAGTCATTAGTGGTGTCTATAGCTATACCGGTGAAATCATCGAAGAAAACCGCCTGATCGGGCCAAACCCCAACTTGGAGGTTTTCAAGACCTTTACGGGCAGAGGAATAAAGAATTGGACCTTTAAAATGAGTAGCCATGTAGTGTTCTCCTGTCGTGGCTAGTGTCTATCACGGGATGTGATAGTCAGGTAACAGGAGCAGTATAAAGGAATAAAAAAAGGGCGACAAATAATGCCGCCCTTTTTGTGTAACCGACTAAAGTTACTAGGCGCCCGGAGTGCCGTATACGCAACGCCAATCAGAGACACCAAAAGCGTATCTCTCACGAGCCTTAAAGCGCATATTGCCGGTATCAAAATCCCCTTCCATCGCTGTTTTCAGCGGAGTACGGTTGAAAAGTTTGAAACCATTAGGGCAATCAGTTTTGACAAAATACGCATCAGCATCAGTGAAGAAGTGGTTTACCACCGCCCCTTCAGGGAGCATTCCCATTGATTTCATAGCGTTAATGTCGTTGTCTGCCGAACCGGGACGCAAATTAGAGTTAATAATTCGCTCCGCAATAAATTGAAGTTCTTTAGGAATCAACAACTTAGTGCCACGGACAGCAATTTTTAATCCACGCTCATCAGTAAAGCCAGCAATTTGAATCAAAATATCTTCTAAAGAAGTTTCGTTCAAATCTGCGGGAGTTGCCAACAAGTTAGATTGATTACCAGACAAACTAGGATGCGCTGCTGAACACAATGCCGCTCCGTCACCTATTGGGGACGCAGTAGAAAAAGCATTGTTCAAAACAGTGGCGCCTTTAATTTGCTTGGTTTGAGCCATAGAACGAGCCAACGCACGAGTGTATCGTGCAGCTAGACGATCATAAAGATTGTCTTCTACAGCTTCTTCTGTAATGGAAAAAGCCAGTGCAATAGTTTCCATGGTGTAACGAGCAGTGTAAGTCTCCTGCGCGTCATCAAAGTTAATTGCACTACCTTCAGTTTTAACAGGTGCTGTGCCAAAGCCAGAAAGCATTACTTCTTCTTCAAAAGCTCGATCTGAGCCTTCGGATTCAAAGATCTCGGAGGCTTCGTCCTCGTACCTGTCATACTCCAACCCGAATAAGGCATTCAGGCCGGGTTCTAGTTCTTTCGCTAATTGAGCGCGAGAAATAGTCATTTAGGGCCTCCTTATATGCCGGTTGAGTCGGCAGTCGTCTGTGAATCAAAGCGACGAGTACCGGCGTTAAAGTGAGCATTTAACCGCACTTTGAGCGGGATTCCCGCCGCAGTGAAGTCCGCGTTAGCATCATCATCCACAATACCCACAATACGCAAAGGTAATGTCGCTGTAGTGGCGATATTTGCAACACTTGCCTGAGAATCAGACTTGCCTGTATCAGTAGAACCGGTACGGGCAGAAGTTCCCAAATCAGTGTTAGCGAAAACCGCAGCTTGCGCTGTGGCTTTACTAGTCAACGACGCATCAGAAGATACTTGGAATAACTGGTTAGGGTTGTCAGCAACGTAAGCACGTACTGGATAATTAGTATCCACACTTACACCACCGGAACCGGGCCAGTAGTTTAACCAAACAGGCTTCTTTTGAGTCGAGTCTTGGTACATAACGCCAGTTAGCACACCTAGTGCTTGCGTTGTACCACCTGCGGTGTCACCCGCGTAGTCTATGTACCCAGTGTTAAGAGGGACAACGATCCCGCCATTGTAGATAACATTAGTGTTACCACTAGCAATTTCGTATTCCGTGATACCCGTTGAATTGGGACCACTACCCACCATACCAATAGGACGTAGACCATAGGCAGTTTCTTGGTTTGCCATAAGACTATTCTCCTAAAAGGTCACTCTTTCCGAGGACCACCAAAGTTTACACGAGATTGACGGTCAGGCTTGCTGATCGTCATTGTATTGTGGGCATTCTCTCGCTGTAATTCCTGATCCACTGCATCTTGAAGATCTTTAGCGCGTCCTTGGTAGTACGCATTACGTTCTTCTACAGTTTCCAAAGGAATACGAGCTAACAATAGCCCACCAACCCCAATTACACCTTCGTATTTACCTGAATCGACCACTGGCGCTTCAAAGTCAGGAAATTCCTCGGCACGTACCAATTCATATCCTTCGCGTAATCGGGCAGAGACATTTTTAGTGTCTACAAACCCACGAGCTTCTGAGCGTATCCAGCGATGCTTGTACCCTTCGGGTGCAGGTGGTGCATCTAAACTAGAGGAGGGTGCCCACGGCTTACGCTGTTGGGTCTTTTCCCTAGTTGTTGCTGCGCGAGGAGTTTTGGTGCCCTCAAACCCTTTTTTAGTTGATGACATCACTTTCTCCTAAGTTTTCACATACTTCGCGTATTCTTCCAGTGGCACCCCAAGTTTCTTCGCAATAGCGACTTGGCTTTGGGTGAGTTTTACTTGCTTGTTGCGTCCTCTACTTTTACCGCGGGAATTTCCGGCTACATTTTGGACGGGTCGTTTGCCGGAACCGTTATCAAATTCTTGAGGGAATTTGGTTTTTATCCGTGAATCCAATTCATCATAATAGTCATCGCTTTGCGGGTCAAATCCTTCTTTTTCAACCATGGCTTTATGAATGCCAAAAGCCGCGAAAGTCATGGCTTCGTCTTTTCCAAACCATTCATTTTTAGAAGCCCATTTTTCTGCTTTAGGATCAGGTGGCTGCTCCACCGGTTGAAGTTGTGGTTGTGGTGGTGGTTGTGGCTGAGCTTGTGGTTGTGGCTGAGCTTTCCTTGCTCTTTCTACCTTAGAATAGTTTTCTGCGGATACTGCTAATTGTGCAATCTTGCGCTGAAGTTCTATAACCTTATCCGGATCATTGGCTTGCATAGCCTGTTTTAGTTCAGACTCAACTTGTTTTTGTTCTATGTCTAACCGATTTCCATATTCATTCATATACCCATGGTCAACGGTTTGTAGCTTTTGCTTTAGCTGCTGAGACTCCGCTTGAACATTTTTAGCGTAATTAATTGCTTCTTGTTCTCGGCGTTCAGCTTCTCGCATTTTTTTGGTAAGACGCCCAATGCGACGCTCAGCATTTTTGCTGACTTTTTCATGCTCGTCATCGTCTTCAGATTTAGCTTCTTCGGCCACCTCAATTTTTTCTTCCGTCTTTTCTTTTTTTGCATCGTCAGATGGAAGATCTACAGTGGTTTCTTCGTACTCATCAAATTCTAAATCTACCTGCCCATCGTCAGGCTTATGTTCACTTTTAGTTGTAGCCATGGACTCTTCCTTAAAAACTTAAAATATCGTCGGGGTTTAAAATAGTTGCGATTACTTCATCATCGTTAAGAATACGAACTTCACCGCCTTCAATGCGAAAACGTGATCCCGCATAACGGGGAAACACAATCCAATCTTTTTCCTTGCACCATGGCCCATCTGGGTAACGATCCTTATCTTTATATGCCATAGGGCCTTGTTTTAAAACATACCCTACAACGGTCTGAATCTGATCCTCGTCCACTGTCTGCTTGCTTAAATGAATGCCACCGTCTGTCACCCCTTTGCCTCGATAGGGCAAAATAAGGATGCGCCAGCCCGTAGGCGTAGGCATTCGATCTAAAAGAGAGTGTGAAAGTTTGGAAGGATCTAGTACCCGCTCGTTCGACTTGACATACGAATCTTCAACGGTATCAGTCTCAGCGGTCACCCCTACGGGTGTAATAATTGCCGATTTAGTCATTTATTGCTCCTGTTTTTCTAAAAGGCCCGAGAGTTCCTCTTCAACATAAAATAAAGCGTCTAGCTCTCCCATGAGCTTTTGATATTGCTCCATACTCTTAACGCCATTGCTTTCTAATACTTCCCGTATATTTTCGCGTCGTGTTCTAATCGACTTCTGGATAAACTGAGCCAGTGAAATTACATCCATGTTTTACGCCCCTGTCAGATAAAATCAAAATTAATCTTATACTATTTTTTTTCTATTCTCCAGATGCGCCGATCTAATAAGGTCTTTACTTTGCCCAAGGTATTCTACTGCATGGTGATGTTTTAAAAGCTCTTCACACAACCATTTGTCATAAACTTTAAAATCGCCTAAATAACGACCATACTTTCCCGAGTCTTTGTAAGTTCGTAACGTAACTACAGTACCTACAGGCATAAACTCCTCTACAAACTTTTTGGCGAGGAGTCCGAACTTCTTCTCCTCCTTATCTCGTGTCCTTGATTCAGGTGTGTCAACTCCATAAAGACGAATACGCCCACGCTTACCAGAAATATAAGTATCCCAGCCAAGATCAATGTTACAGTCAACGGTATCTCCATCTATTATTTTTACAATAGTGGCCCGGTACTCATACATACTCGTTAGTCTTAATCATATCGGTAACTTCCAAGCTACGGCCTTTTACCTGCTTCGCCCACAAACTGTCTAAAAACTCTGTCGCTGCTGCGTCATGGTCACCTGATTCCATGTGCGAAATAGCCTTCTTAAATTTAGCAAAACGAACCCTGCCCAGATTAAAGTGCATATTAATAATTCCGTCACGCCTAGCACCTTCTTCCAGATCGTTAAACCACGGATATTCTGCACTTAACTCGCGGATTGTTCGGACAATATCGTTAGAAAGCATGAAATCTATCTCCTCCATGCTTAAACCTAATCCTTTGTGAGGGCCGTCTGAAATATTACGTCCTGCTCCAATATGCACAGTACCAAACTGGTCTTTGTAAGCATGTGTCCTTACGCCCTCATGCCGTTTTAATTGTTCTATAAGCCTTTCCATTTCATTTGTTTCCGTTATGTGAGCTTCCGAAGTAGAAACTGGTAACACCAGTAACCAGCCCCCCAAGATAACCAAGAACCAAGTTAACAATCGCATCATCGGTTTGC